GCGCTGCACCGGCAGTTGCGGCTGCGAGGCGTGTGCTCTGGCGTTTGCCGAGTTCTGCGACATCGCCGGGCTGATCGGCATGGACGGCTTCACGGTGCCGGAGGCCGAAGCCGTTCGCCGGTACCAGCTGGGCCGCTGATCTACCAGCGCCCCGGGATCGACATCGGCTCGATCTTGAATCTCGGCGCGTCCTCGATCCCGGGCGGGCGGTCGATCTCCAGCACGCGATGCACGTCGACCCGCTCCCACAGATTCAACTCGCGCACGACCTGGCCTATCGCGATGCCGTAGCCACCGCCACGCCACGCCATGCCACCGGTGACGCCGTCGATCGTCACGGTGCCATGCAAACGCCAGTCGTGATCACTCGCCGGTGGCGGCAGCGCATGCGCATACGCGAGCGGGTCGCCAAGCAAGTCGACAGTGAGCGTGGTGTGGGTTTTGCGGACTCTCCGGGCCATGCGCGTAGGGTAGCGCGCGAATAGCCCGGAACGTCGGCTCCCCCTGACTCCATGCCGGCGGCAGCCTGGGCAAGTCGGTCGGTGCGCTAGCCGGGACGTTCCGGGCAACAACAGATTTGCACGGCGTGCGAGGCGGCGCTGTAGGCGCGCGCCGCGTAGCGGCGTGCGGGCTTACTTCCGGCGCGCTGCGATCTTGTCCTGCAGCGTCGCGGCTTTCAACCCGGCTGCGTAAGTCGCGTCGGGCGACAGCTTGCGGTCGCATGCCGCCTGCTTGTTCGTGACGTCGCTATCGTCGACCTCATCCGATCCGGATTCCAGGATCACGATGCGCCACGTGCAGCTCTGCAGCTCATTGATCGGGATCTCTCGACCCAGCGAGTAGGCCAGGTTTCGTTGCGCCTGGTAGTCACCGGCCAACGCCTTCTTCTCCAACACCGCGCGGCGTTCGAACACGTTCGGTTCATCCGGCGGTGCTGGCGCGGCCGGCGGCGGCGTACTCGCCGTGGCCACGGGCGCGGGCGCCGTCGGCGCCATGGGCGCAGGCGCGGGAGCCTTGGCTCGCGGTACCGCGGCGGCAACAGGGCGCGGCGAGGTCGTCATGGCGCCGTCGATCGCGGAGCCGGCGAACGCTCCAACCACGAAACACAGCGCGCCGGCACCCAGCACCGACAGCACGCGGTGACGCGAGGTGCGCCACCAATATCGGCCCAGCCCGATCCATCCACCCACGAACACCAGCAAGAAAACCACCGTACCCATCTCGCTCTCCTTGCGCCCCCTGTAGGCGCCTGCAATTACTGTACTTCGAGCAGCTGGAAACGTTCAGTAATTACCCGATGCCCTGCGACGCGAGCCACTGCGCATACTCCGGCACCGCGCGCGCCAGCTGCATCTCCAGCCACGCCTGGTCGTCCTCGCCGCGCGTGGCGGCCCAGTGGCGCAGGAATGCGGTGATGCGCGCCGTGCGGGGGCTCTCCGACACCAGGTAGGGCGGCGGGCCGTCATCGCGCACGCCGTGGGCCTCCTCGCCAAACAGCAGCCAATCCAGCGACGTCCGATATTTGCGTACCGCTTCCACGCACGCATCGTATGGCGCACGGTTGCGGGTGCGCCAGCTGCTGATCGTGGTCTTCGGCACGCCCAAGGCCTCCGACAGCCCCTGGTCGGTCGTCACGCCGTAGAGCTTGCGCAGGCGCTCGACGACGTCGCCCACGTGGATCGGCTCCTCCATAGATACGCCCCTTGCGTACTTGTCCGAACTTTTCGCTTGACTGTCCGAAAATTGCGGACTATGGTGCGAATTGTGTAACACACCGGCGGCACTGTACCCCATGTCCATAGCGCAAAACCCTCCTGTCACCTACGCGCCTCGCGGCGTGGTGAATCGTCCGATCGCGCTGCGGTTGCTCGCCCCCGAGCTGGCCCAGCACGAGACCTTGGCCAAGCAAGCCGGGGTTTCCAGTGCGTCATTCGCGCGGCAGTTGTACCTGCGCGGACTCAAGAGCGCCCAGCGCGCCGGCCTTGTTCAGGGGCCTGCGCAGCACCTGAATAACGGCGCCCGGGTGAATCGCGCATGACTACGGCCGCGCCCACTCCCTCACCCGACACCCGCCACGGCTTGGCGCTCGGCCCGCACGCGCCGCGCCAGAGCCGCCTGCGCGTGCGCTGCCCGCACTGCCACAGCTTTGCCCGCGCACGGTCCAGCGACCTGCTCACGCCCACCTATACCGAGGTGCGCTTCGAATGCGTCAACGACGCCTGCGGCCACGTGTGGGTGGCCGGGCTGGAGGCACTGCGCACGCTGTGCCCCAGCGAGCAGCCCAGCCCGGCCGTGAACCTGCCGCTGGCCACGGCGCTGCGCCAGGCGCTGAACGATCCCGACCCGGCCACCGCCGGCTAACCCGCACCCATGCCAGGAGAGAGAGCCATGGCACACGACACCCTGCACCGCGCCGCGGTGGCCTACCTGCTGGCCCACCAGGGCCAGCACTTGAGCTGCGACCGACCGCTGCTGGTCAACCGCTGCATCGAGCACCTGCAGCACGATCACGCCACCACGCGCGTGGTGGCCGAGGTCGCGGCGCTGCAGGCGCTGGGCGACCTCGCCAGCCGCGCCACCGGCGTGCACGTGGATCTGGACAAGACCACCAGCTACGCCGTGTTCCTCGTCGACCCGGCCAGCGGCAAGCGGGTGTGCTTCACCGCCACCGATCTGCTGCGCCTGTCGCGCGACCACGACTTCCACGCCAGCCTCGCCGCGCGCCGCGCGGCGTCGCACTGACACCCGAGGGGACCCCCATGTTGCTGATCCCGCCCGGCGACACCGTCGCCACGCCCCGCAGTCCCCGCAGCGAGCACCGCAGCGCCGACGCGGACTTCGCCGCCACCGCCCGCACCGGCGCGCTGGCCAACGCCGCCCAGCCGCTGCCCGAGCCGCCCACCTTCGAGGACACCGCCGCCGGCCAATGGATATTCCGCGTGCTGTGCGTCGGCAGCGTGCTCACCGCCGCCTGGCAGTTCGGGTGGCTGAAATGAGCGACTTCCGCTATGTCCCATCCCTCGGCGCCAGCGAGTCCGTCGACGTCGCCGGCGGCCACATCGACATCGGCTGCACGTCGCTCGCCGGCATCGACAACGCCGTCACGTTCATGACCGGCCCGATGGGCTTCACCTGCACGCCCGCTCAAGCCGTCGCCCTCGGCGACGCCCTGATCCGCATGGCCCACCACTACACCGCCGCGCTGGCGGAATACCACGCGGCGCAGGGCGTGCCGGCGGGTGACGCATGAACGCCGTCGTCGACCTCGCCACCCGCCGCGCCCCGGCCGCACCGACAACCACGCACGCGCCGATCGTCATCGCCCCCAACGACCGCATCCTGCGCATGCGTGTCATGCGCGATCGCGTGGGCCTGTCCCGCGCCAGCATCTACCGCCTCATCGCGCGGGGCCTGTTCCCGCCCAGCGTGCCGCTGGGCGGCACCATCGTCGGCTGGCGCGAGAGCGAGATCAACGCTTGGATCGCCACGCGCGGCAACGGCGGTGCCGCATGACGCCGCCCGAGCCAAAGGCGTGCACGGCGTGCGCGTCCCACGTGCGGTTCGGTAACCGGCACCTGTGCACGTTGCCCATTGAAGCCTTTGGCGGGCTGCTGCAAAGCCAGCAGCACGACGACGAGCCGCACGGCGACGACAGCGAGCGCGAGTACATCGGCACGTCCTGCGACCAGGTGCGCCGCATGGGCGAAATCTGCGGCCCCGCCGGCGCGCTGTGGGAGCCGGCCAAGGCATGAACCCCACCCTGCTCGCCGACGTCACGCGCCTGCTGCTGCAGGAGTTCGAGTTCAAGGAAAATGGCACGTGGCTGCGCGAAGGCCGCTGCCCGCAGTGCCAGAAAACCGAGCTCTACACCCACGCCGATCACCCGTGGGTCATCAAGTGCGGGCGCGAGAACAAATGCACCTACGAGGCGCACGTCAAGGAGCTGTATCCGGACCTGTTCGAGGCCTGGTCCGAGCGCTACGCGCCTACCGAATCCAACCCGCACGCCAGCGCCGACGCCTACCTCACGCACATGCGCGGCTTCGACATCGCGCGCCTGGCCGGCTGCTACACCCAAGAGACCTACAGCGACCGCGACATCAAGGCCACCACGGCCACCGTGCGTTTCCCCCTGCCCGGCGGCGGGTACTGGGAGCGGCTGATCGACAAGCCGCAGCGCTTCGGCAAGAAAAAGGCGCGCTTCAACTACGGCTCCAAGCACGCCGGCCACGTGTGGCAGCCGCCCGGGCTGGATCTGTCCACCGTCGAGGACGTGTGGATCGTGGAGGGCATCTTCGACGCCATCGCGCTGTGGCTGCACGGCGTGGCCGCGGTGGCGGCCATGAGCTGCAACAACTGGCCTGAGCACTTCCTGGCCGAGCTGGCCAAGCAGCGCGCCGGCAACCGCCCGGCGCTGGTGTGGGCGCTGGACACCGACGGCACCTTCGGCGACGGCGCCGGCCAGCGCTACATCCGCAAGTGGGTCAAGCAGGCGCGCGCGCTGGGGTGGGATTGCAAGGCCGCGCAGATCCCGCAAGACGGTCGCAGCAAGATCGACTGGAACGATCTGCACCAGCGCGATCGCTTGGCGCCGGCCGACCTCAAGCGCTACCTGCACGAGGGCGCGCTGCTCATCGCCCGCACCCCCAGCGCCAAGGCGCTGCTGATCTACAACGAGGCGGGCCGCACTCAGTTCCCGTTCGAGTTCGGCAACCAGCTGTGGTGGTTCGAGCTGGACTTCAAGAAGTTCGCCAAGGTCAAGGGCGAGCTGCAGGACGCGGACAAAGGCCTCACCGACGAGGAAATCACCGAGCAGGCGCTCAAGGAGTGCAACGCGGTCTACCGCCTGTGCACCGGCTACCCGCGCGTGCTGTATTTCCAGCGCAACGACATCACGGACGAGTCCTGGTACTACTTCCGCGTCGCGCGCCCGGGCGACCAGCCGGCGGTAAAAAACACCTTCACCGGCGCGCAGATCATGGCCGGCGCGGAGTTTGGCAAGCGGCTGGCCAGCATCGCCGGCGGCTGCCTGTTCAAGGGCGAAACCAAACAGCTGCACGCCCTGCTGGAGCAGCAAATGCCCGAGGGCACGCTCAAGACCGTCGACACCATCGACTTCATCGGCTACAGCCGCGAGCACGAGGCCTACATTCTCGGCGACGTGGCGGTCAAGGGCGGCAACGTCTACGAGCTCAACGCCGAGGACTACTTCGAGATCGGCCGGCTCAACATCAAGAGCCTGCTGCAGTCCATGCGCCTGCAGGTCAACACCACCGCGGCGGACTACACCGACGCCTGGTACGAGCATCTGTGGACCGCCTTCGGCGTCAAGGGCGTGGTCGCGCTGGCGTTCTGGCTGGGCTCGCTGTTCGCCGAGCAGATCCGCGCCACGGACAAGAGCTACCCGTTTCTGGAGCTGATCGGCGAGGCGGGCAGTGGCAAGTCCACACTGATCGAGTTTCTGTGGATGCTGCTGGGCCGCTTCGACTACGAAGGCACCGACCCCACCAAATCCACCCTGGCAGGCCGCACGCGCACCTTCGGCCAGGTGGGCAACCTGCCCATGGTGCTGATCGAGGCCGACCGCAGCAACGGCAACGACCGCGTCAACGTCAAGCAGTTCGACTGGGACGAGCTCAAAACCCTCTACAACGGCCGCATCGGCCGCGCCCGC